ATGCTGGACACGACATTTCATGGAAAGATACTCTTTATAGAGTTATTCGCGATGGTGATGTCGTTCTAGTAGATTAAGCCCAAACCGCATTCCTTAAACCATAGACTTAAAAACACAAACAAATTATTAATTAAAAAAACAAAAAATGGAAAATTATTTGTATTTTGCAGAGGCAGACGTAGAAACTGGTGACGATGGATCATCAGAAGCATTAGTCGTACCTGCAAGTAGTTTCATTGGAGCAGAACCAGGTAGTGGAACAACTACTCTTTATTTTAAAGGTGCAATGGGAGAAAACAGTGGTACTCATACTGTTGTCTTAACACATACTGTTGGAAAAAACAAGGAAGTAATGAGGGGTGTTATGGCGTGTATAAATGCTAGCCCATCCGAAGGTGGCTTTGTAGTTGTTGCAAATTCTAACGCGGCAGGATTAACATTTGGTACAGAGTACAACAAAGTATTTGACGGGTTGGGAATGTCCACGGTAGCTATTACTGAAGAAAAACTTGGTGGTCTTGTAGGTGATAAAGCAGGTACAATAGATAGTACTTCTTTTGGGGAAGGAATTATTGGTGTAGGATCAGCCACTGTACCTAGATACCATAGATATAAACAAGGTCAAGATATAATAACAACAATGACAGTGGACCTTACTGGTTCTACTAGTAATAACGTTGTTGACGATATTATTGGTAAAGCCGCTGGTGGAGCTGCTTATTGGTACAAAAGAGTAGATTCTGTAAACGGTGTTATATATAAAATAGAAATGAGTTGTTTGGAATTACCTACAGCGTCTTCAAACCCTGGTTTAGATATTGACATAAGATCAGATGCAAATCCAGCAAGAATTTTTGACTATGGCGCTGGTAGTTTAACTGCTGTTTTAGCATCTGGTGGTAATCTAACCCAAGGTACTACAATTCAAACTCTTGTAGGACCACACGGTGAAGACGGTCATTACTTTTACTTTACAGTTGGTGGTTCTCATAGTGGTAGCTCTGTTTACACAGGTGGACAACTTATGGTTAAGTTTTACGGACACCCGCTAAGAACAGCCTAATTATTAACTTTTAAAATAAAAATTATGAAAAAATTTATTTATTTTGCGAAAGGCGTTGGCGGCCTTGGCGCTGATTCATATGTGGCTGAAGCAGATATGATAGCTTCTATTGTTCCACAAACCGGTGTCCAAACGGCTATATATTTTAACAAAACAGACAACACTAAAGACAAAATTGTTCTTACTCATGACAATACAACTAACACTAGAGGACATAGATGTTGGGAGATAGGAAAAGCATTAGCTGAATCAGCTAACGCTGGTCCTCACACTAATGGCATGGTTGATTTTGTTGATCTAACTAATAATATATTTTATGGTAATCTTCATTTTGTAACATCTATGGAGATACAATTAAATGCTGGACATGGTCCAACTAGTCCATTATATGAATAGACATTAACTCTTAAATCACTTAGGTGAAAATTAGACCTAAACCATAATCCTCAAACCACAAACACAAAACAAAAAACAAATTATTAATTAACAAAAAACAAAATTATGGCAATTCAAATGGCAGTTCCATCTAACGGTGGAGAAACTTTCGTTACGCTCATAAAAGATGCGAATGAAAAATTTTGTGGACCAGCTTCAAACTTTTTAGGATTAAAGTGTGATGGAGCAGGTTCTATGAAACTTCGTTTCGAAGACATTGATGGTACAGCAGCAGCAACAGTTATAGATGTTACTGTGACAGATACTGTAGGTACTGGAGTAGAAATGAAGAGAGTATGTCAAGCAATAGCAGGAGCTATGAACGGATACGGCGTACAAGGAAAATTCGTGAAAATCGCGGATACCCTAGCGGGTACTTATATTCATCCAGATTTACGATCAGTTGACGCTGTAGCATAATCATAAAATTATAAAAAAATGAGAGAAGAAAATTATTTATACTTTGCAACCGCTGGTGGAAACTCCGCGGACAAAGATATGGCTATGTTTCCAGCATCTACATTTAGAGGTGCGGTAACTATGTCAAGTACAGAAGTTGAGTTTTTCTTTGCCCCACAAGATGGGACAGGAACAACTGCTAATGGTTTGATTTTGAGACACGCAGATATTGCAAGTAACGCATCTACTGGAACCTCACCCTATGCTGACGACTTACATTACACAGTGATGGAAAAGTTTGCTCAATTAGCATCTGGAAATAGAAAAAATACTACTAACTTTACAGTGATAAAAGACTTAAATACTTTACCAGCTAATGAAGGTGCTATTAGCTCTTCTGGTATTGATGAAGTTAGCGCTGTAGTACTTACAATAGATTAAGACATGGAAAATTATTTATACTTTAGAAAAAACAGACCGATTTCTGCGTCAGTAACGTTGGGATCGGCAACACAGACTTGCCCCGCATTTAGTGCTTCTGATATAGGTACTCTAGGGGGTAATGATAATGAAAACGAAATAGCAGCAATTTCAATTTTATCACATGATGGTGGTGGTACTGGACATGCGCAAGTTTTATTTGAGCCATCAGCAATAGTACCAACTTTAACTTATACTGGCTCTGCTTTGGCTATTGCCACTGGAACTACACACTGGATTGAGCCTGCTGACCAGTCTTATGAAAATGGAGTTTTAGTTTTAGATGACCACAGTACAACTGGTGGTTATACGCTAGACACTGGTGATATCGTAACCGCATATTGGAAAACAGGTTTAGAAACAGCTTGCATGTATCCAGTTAGCGCTTTAAAAGGAATAGTTGCAGCTAGTGACACTGTTACAGTTTTACACTTTGCTTCTATATTAGGAGATGCTACTGATGATACGATTACGTTTACTCATGCCTCTCTTGGTTTTGAGAAGGTTTGTAAAATAATAAACGATGCTTGTAACGCATACCCAAGAGATGGTAGGCTTATTAAAGTTTATGACGGTCATGATGGTGTTATAAGTAGTTTAAATGGTAATCCAGCAGCAATCACTATGATGGAGTATGCTCCAGAAGGTGGTGCAGTAGGTATGGCTACATAGTCTGAATGAGACTAACCGCGCAGGATCTGCGTGATATGAATATCCTTAAGTATTACAGGCTCACTAGAAAGTGGGTCTGTAAAACTTACGGGTTAAAAGATGCAGATTTAGAATTATTAATTTATTTAGATTGTAAAGGAAGATTTACACGAAACGATTTCATCAACGGAGTTTATACATACTCTTGGGATAAAGCAAGATGGGAGAGATTAAGAGATGAAGGTTGGATAGACGTATGGAGACATCGCAATAGAACAACTATAATGTACTCTGTGTTTAAGACCTCGTGGAAATGCTCTCAAATGATAAGTAGGATATATCGTATCCTATTAGGTGAGGAGGACTTACCCACTTCAGAACGAAGTGTATTTTATAAAAATAAATCATATACAGATAAAGTTTACAACAAAGCTATAGATGATATGATAAAAGATAAAGACAGATAATTATGCCTGGAAAATTAATACCTGGAGAAAAGAAAACTCCAATTTATAAAAAATCAAGCGGATTTAAAATGAAAAGCTCTCCCGCTAAAATATATGGAAAGAAAACTTCTGCCGTGAAGAATTACAAGAAAGGATACTACGGAGCATAATGGGGTTTAAACTAGGAACAGAAAGAGGTAATTACGCTACAAGCGGTGAAATCAAAACAAAAATGCGTTTTGGTAGACAACCTAGTGGTCAAGAGTCTATTCCTGGAACACCTATTGTACCCATGCCTTTGGAAGAAGGTATTTTAGGTGAGGCTAATATGGATGGGAGTATATATGTTAATGAACTTTTAGATCCTAATAGTGAAGAGTATAGACAAGTTGTAAATCATGAAATGAGACATGCTACAGATATGAAAGTTGGAAAACTAGCTTATAATGATGATAGTGTAACATATAATGGCGAGGTATTTCCTAGAATGGATATTAATGGTGTAGATTCTATACTAGTGGATGGAGAATGGAAAGAAGCTGGAGACACTGGTTTTCCTTGGGAGGATGACGCAAATAATGGAAATAATGGATATATTTAAAGATAATAACGATTGGAATGAAAAATCTATCATTGGATTCATTGCATTTGCGATAATGTGTGTGATTATGATAGTAGACCTTGTAACGGGTTGGTTAGGAAGAGACCTAGCTATTAATGAATTTGTATATGATTCTTTTGTATTTGTAGTGCTTGGATGCTTTGGAATTAGTGGTATAGAAAAATTTGCAAAAAAATAAGATATGAAAAAATGTCCAAAGTGTAAAAGATTTAAAAAGAACTGCAAATGTTAGGCGGGTTATTTTCTGGAGGAGCTGCTGACCTTGTAAAGGGCATAGGTGGTGTTGTAGATAATTTACACACATCTACCGAAGAAAAACTTGAAGCAGAAAGAAAAATAAAAGAATTAATCGCTAACTATGAGGTAGAGATGGAGAAAAACATCACGAGTAGATGGGAAGCAGATTTAAAATCAGACTCTTGGTTAAGTAAAAATGTTAGACCAATGGTATTGATTTTTTTAATAGTATGCACCATGCTATTAATATTTATTGACGCTGGTGCAATAAAATTTAATGTAAAAGATTCTTATATAGATCTTTTGCAATTAGTATTAATAACTGTGATTGGCGCATATTTTGGCGGTAGATCACTAGAAAAAGTAAAAAAATAAAATTATGGGATATTTTACAGTAGAAGTAAAACCAACAATCGCTGCAAGCAAACAAGCGCTTGGAGCTTTCACGGCAAAGGATGTTCTTTTTGATTGGACAGGTTTTCAAGTTCCTAAGGGAGCGAACAAACTAATTGACGTAACACTCTTAGTTAGAGGTACAGATGGTACATATCAAGAGAAAGATACAGTTCTATATTTTGCAAAAACAAGCAATGAAGGTCATTTACAACCTAGAACAATAGGTACTCCTCACGCAACAGCTGATGGGGGTATTTATTTTAACGACGTTATTGGTGCCGTACAAATTATGGCTACTGATTTCAAAGAAGGACTTGATCATTTAGCAGTTGCTACACTTGGACACGGTGCTGCGTCAAACCACTCTCCAAATCTTGTTTTAAATGGGGAAAAAGATATTGAGAATCTTGGTTATGATAAATTATACGTAGCTGCTACTTGTGGTACTTATAACTTTGCGTCCACAGTGCAAGTTTCTACGGAAACAGCTACAAACACAGCGGCTGTTGTAGTTAAAACTACGTCTGCTTTAATAACTTTTGCTGCTGGAGACATATTATACGATGAAGATGATCAATTAATTGGTACTATTAAAGAGGTTACTGATGCAACTAATATTGTACTAGAGGAAAACTGCGCTAACGTTAGTGCTGTAAACAAAGATCTATATAATTTCTCGCCTGTTAAACTCATACTTAGTTTTGATGACGGAAAATAAAATAAAATAAATTAACTTAAATTAAATAAAATGGCAACAAGTAAAACAAAGGGCACTAATGCAAAAATTAAAGAACTTAAAGGTATTAAACCAGAAAAAATAACTGACGAGCAGTTAAAACAAGTTCAAGAAACCGTAAATAGTTTAAATAAATCTCAGTTAGAAATTGGAGGCATGGAACTCAGAAAACATGATTTGTTACATACTATAGTGGCAATAAGAGAAACACTTACAGACTTACAACTTAAGTTTGAGAAAGAATACGGTACATTTGATATTAACATAACAGATGGTGTTATAAATTATCCAGAGAATGGCGAAGCTGATAAGAAAGATTAGTATCGGTAAAGACTATAAGAATGACGCTATGCACTATGCCGTGGGGCAAGAAGTGTATGGTGGTCATACTATCTGCGATATCATAGAAGAAGACGACAAGTATTCTGTCTATATTAAAAAAAATAAAGACGTATTACCTTGGAAAGACTTTAACAAGAACATGGCGGTATCTGTAGAATATAACTTACAATATTAAATTATGAGATCAAATAGACGACGTATGCATGGGCACAAAATAAGAAAATCTCCAGTTAAATTTAAAGCACCAGATGAAATATTTCCTGGAGCACCCCCTGAATTTGTACTTAACATGGGTTGGGGAGGAGGGAAGGGTTGGGATAAACTACCTGGTCTGAGTGGGGGAACATGGAAATATTTAGGAAACGAAGCCTATAAAGGAGTCACAAAAGGAATAAAAGGTTTTGGAAAAGAAATCGAAAGTTTTGGTAAAGCTATATTAAAGGGTGGTAAAAAGAAATTTTTTAGAAAATGAAAAGTGTTTACAACTTTGTTGTAAAACCAAAAGGAGAAAGATATAACAATACAAAAGAGTTAGATGGTGGAGAGTTAATACTTAACACAGATATATTTCAACATCAGTATGTTAATAGAGAAGCAGAGGTTATATCAACTCCAATTATTGGCGATACAGATATAAAACCAGGGGATACAGTTGTAGTACATCACAATGTGTTTCGTAGATGGCACAATGTGAAAGGTGTTGAGAAGAATAGTAAAGCTTATTTCAATGAAGACACTTATTTTATAAACGAAGATCAAATCTTTTTATACAAGAGAAATGGTAAGTGGATAGCTCCAAAAGGTTATTGTTTTATAAAACCTTTAAAAGCAGTAGATCAATTTAATGTTGAATCTGAAAAACCACTACAAGGTATTGTCAAATATTCAGACGGTACAGTAGAAGTGGGAGATCTAGTTGGTTTTAGACCAAGTAGTGAATATGAGTTTGTCGTTGATAACGAAAGACTATATAGAGTTTTATCTAATTTTATTACAATCAAATATGAATATCAAGGAGACGAAGAAGAATATAATCCAAGCTGGGCAAAGAGCAGTAGATGAGTTGATTAAAGTCGCTAAAGAACCTATTGTAGATTCAGATGATGACATATCAGCAGATAGACTTAAAAATGCAGCGGCTACTAAAAAACTAGCTATATTTGACGCATTTGAAATACTTAACAGAATCCAGGAAGAAGAAAACCTGCTTGAGGGAAAAACACCTAAAGAGACAGAGAAAAAAGCTTTTAAAGGATTCGCAGAAGGTAGATCTAAGTAATGTACGGGCAAAGTTTAGTTAAAACAATAGAACCAATTAAAAAAACGACTATAAGTCGTCTTAATAAATCTAAAAAATGGAAATATGGATACAATAAAGAGCATGATGTCGTGGTTATCTCAAAAACTGGAAAAATTGGTGAAGTGGTTGAAATCCAAAACTTGCGCATTGGCCTGCCGTTGGAACCAAAAGGAGTGCACGTGCACCCCAAAAACAAATGGGTAAAATTTGAACAACCTAAAGAATTAGAACGTTTAAAGAATATATTTGATTGGAGAAGTTATCCTGAAGATCAAAAAGAACAATGGTTTGATTATATAGACGAAGAGTTTAAAAGAAGAGACGAGGGGTTTTGGTTTATGAATAATGGTAAACCAACTTATATAACAGGCACGCATTACATGTATCTTCAATGGAGTAAAATAGACGTAGGTGCTCCAGATTTTAGAGAGGCAAACAGATTATTTTATATATTCTGGGAAGCCTGCAAGGCAGACAAAAGATGCTACGGTATGTCTTACTTGAAAAATCGTAGATCTGGCTTTTCTTTTATGTCGTCTGCTGAAACAGTTAATTTAGCTACTATATCGAGTGATAGTAGATATGGTATACTATCTAAAACAGGTGCAGATGCAAAGAAAATGTTTACAGATAAAGTTGTACCTATATCAATTAATTACCCATTCTTTTTTAAACCTATACAAGATGGTATGGATCGCCCAAAGTCCGAACTTGCTTATAGAGTACCTGCTAGTAAATTTACAAGAAAAAAGATTACAGCTAATGAAAAGTTGGAAGATATACAGGGGTTAGATACTACAATTGATTGGAAAAACACTGGAGACAATAGTTATGATGGTGAAAAGCTAGCATTGTTAGTACATGATGAAAGTGGTAAATGGGAAAGACCTGATAATATATTAAACAATTGGAGGGTTACAAAAACATGTTTAAGGTTGGGTAGTAGGATTATAGGTAAGTGCATGATGGGATCAACATCAAACGCTTTAGACAAAGGAGGTGATAACTTTAAAAAATTATACAATGCATCAGATGTCACTAAGCGAAATAGAAATGGTCAGACAAAATCTGGTTTATACTCTTTGTTTATCCCAATGGAATGGAACTATGAAGGATTTATTGACGAGTACGGAATTCCAGTATTCACTACTCCTGACGCAGATGTGCTTGCCCCAGACGGTGAACTAATAGATGTAGGCGTAATAGATAACTGGCAAAACGAAGTTGATGGTTTAAAAGATGACCAAGATGCTTTAAACGAATTCTATCGTCAATTCCCAAGAACTGAAGAACACGCATTTAGAGATGAGACAAAAAACTCTATTTTTAATCTTGTTAAGATATACGAACAGATAGATTATAACGAAGAAATGTCTAGAACCTTAGGAATTACTACTGGTAATTTTCAATGGGTTAACGGTATAAAAGATTCACAAGTAATATTTTACCCAGATCCAAGGGGTAGATTTAAAGTTAGTTGGGTTCCACCCCAGCAATTACAAAATAGAGTGGTACTTAAAAACGGTATAAAATATCC